ACCCAATTCGCTGGCGAGGTAGCTCGCCAGGTTGAAGGCCGAATCCTGCAACAGTTCCTCGGAAACCTTGATGATCGTTCCGGCCTTGTATGCCGAAAGACTCACAACGGAAAACGCCTCGTCACCCTCGGTGAATGCGGCTTCTTCCGCCGTCCAGGCAGCAGTCCCGTGGGAACTGACGACAGGGATCTCCATCGTGCCGCTCGACGTTTGGATCACGTTGCCGAGTTGACGCATGATGTTGGCTTCTTCGAGAGCCTGGACCAGTTCAGCATTCCAGAACTCGTCGGGCGTCAGGTAGCCACCCTCGGAGTCGGTGCCGACCTGCAAAGCTCGTCGCTCGTTGGGTTCCAGGACGCCACGACTGTGCCGCATAGCCTTCCACCACGCATCGGCGTACTCTTTCGACGCCGTGCCACGCAGTTCCGACTCCTCGGGCTGGAAGTCGCCGCTGGGCTGATCCTCGGGCACCTTGCGGGCCTCGGCCTGCTCGTTGCGGGCCTGCCAGGCGTCGAGCCGCTCGCGGCGTTCCTGGTCCTTGATCTCGTTGTCGATCTCGCCGTCGATGCGGCTGATCTCGGCGTCGTGCCGGTCGTACTGTTCGCGTTCCTCGGCGGTCAGTGACCGTTTTTCCTCGTCAGCCCGGTCCAGGATGGAACGTGCCTGGGTGATCGCCTCGAGTCGCTCGTTCTGCAATCGCTTCAACATCTGTTTGCCCCTTGGGTTGCCACCGGCACCCGAGGGGCATCAAAAAGACCGGCCCGGTCTGCCGGTGAGTATGTGAAAACTCACCAAGCAGATCGGGCCGGTCTGTACTGGCCTTCTCTGTGTCGCAGTTTCTGGCTCGGTTGGGTTTGTACCCTCGTGGCCGAAACTGGATTGATTCAATTGTTCGCTGGGCGGATTTTACCCGTGCCCATCTTGTTCGGTCAATTTCAATTTCTCACGCAACACCTCGACGGGCGTCTGCTCGGGGGCCGCCTCGGTTTCCGGTTCGACCTCGACCTCGGGCTCGGTTTCGACCTGCTCGGATCGCCACGCCTCAAGTGACCGCATCGCCACGTCGGTTGTCGGGTAGGCCGGGCGGGTGACCGGGCCAACCTCGAACACGTCGATAGCTCTGAGTTCGCGGATCATCTCGCCGTCGTTGTCGACCCAACCGTCGCCGCCTTCTCGAACTCGGAACTCGAAACTCGACCCCTGGACGTTCCCGGCTCGGATGTTCTCGACCAGGTCGCGAACGTAGGACGTATCCGGCGGCGTGATCGAGTACCGCAGGCCCCGTTTGGTGACCGTCAGGTCGAGGTTGCCCGCCGACTTGCGGCCCAGCACCTTGCTGTCGTCGTGGTTGACTGCCGAGATGATGTCATCGTCGCCGCGCAGGTTCTTGAACGCACCAGGGAGAATCCGCTCGCGGAACTGGCCGCCGATCGGACTGCTCAGGTCGTTGAAGACTGCCGCATACCCGACGATCTTGCCGTCAGCCTCGTCGAATCGCAGTTCTGTTTCGTTTGCGTCGAGCGTTCGTTTCTCGTTCATCGTGTTACCCCTTCAAGTGATTGCCAGGCGACCTCGTGCGGGCGGGCATCCTGCCACCGCTGCACCAGTTGGTCGACGTTGGTTTCGAGTGTCTTCGCCGTCGAGGCCCCTGCGACCTCGAGCAGCTCGTCGCGGCTCCTGGTGACGTGTTCGGCGAGTATGTCGCCCACGTCGTAGCCTGCCGCCTCACACGCCCGCACAGCGGGTCGCAGGCACCCGACGAGCTTCTCGGTCGCACCGTAGAACTCGTCGAGCCAGTCCAGGAACCGGGCAGCGTCCCGGCTGGCCTTGCGAGCCTGGGCGGCCTCGCGACTGATCACCCGGCGAATGCCGTCAGCGACCAGGTCACGCAACGCCGCCCGCAGATCCTCGTCGTCGGTCGGTTCGGGTTCGGGTTCGGGATCTGGGGCCGGTGCTGGCTGAACTGCCGGCTCATTTTCCGGCTCGGGTTCCTCGTCGCTGGGTCGCAAGTTCAACGGCACGAAATAGGTGTCACCGTTTTCGATCGGGTTCTTTTCCTCGAGTGCCCTGATGTCGTTCTGCGACAGTGCCCCGATTTGGAAAAGCGTGTTGTAGAAACTCGCCCGGCTGGCTGAGTCGCCACGCTGCAAACCGTCGAGGTTGTGTTTGAGGTAGAACCGACCCTGATCACGTTCGACCAATAGCTTGCGGTTGATTTCCTGTTCGATCCGAATGCACCAGGGCAGAATCGAGAACTTCGAGAATTCAATTCCCTGGTGTTCGATGTTCGAGAACGTCGCGCGGTCGAGATCCGCCAGCATATGCAACGGGATCGAGTAGATCCTGGCGATCTCGGTGATCGAAAATTTTCGCGATTCCATGTACTGGGCGTCTGTGTTGGGCAGCCCGATCGTCGTCCAGCCCATGCCATCCTCGAGGATCGCCACCCGGTGCGAGTTGCCGCTGCCGCCGTGGACCTTTTCCCAACTGGCCCGCAATCTCTCGGCGGTTTCCTTTTTCAACCGACCAGGATGGGTCAGCACGCCGCCGGGCGTTGCGTCGTTTCCGAAGAACCTCGCTCCGTGCTGCTCGGCAGCCAGGCCCAGGCCGATCGCCTCACGGGCGAGCCTGATCTGGCTGTACCCGGCGATGCCGTCGCCAACCGCTTTGACGTGCAGCACCCGGTCGGCTGCCAGCGTCACAATGCCCATATTGTCGGTGCGGACCTCGTACACGACCTTCCCGTTCCGAATCCTGGGGCGAACCCGGTCGGGCCGCATCAGGTGCAGGCTCACAACCTGGCCCGTGGCCGGTGCCCGCACGATCTCGGCGTAGGCGTTGCCCCAGGTCAGAACGTAGCCCATCAGGGTCTCGAATATCGTGAACTGGGTCTGGTTATCATTCGGCTGCACCAGCAGACGCGACAACGGGTGCCCTGACTCCTTGACGGCGTTGTCGCCGTCCCGGCGATAAACGTGCCGGGGCAGTCCCGCCACCGTTTCGGAAATGATCCTGACGGCGGCGTAGACGCCCGAAAAGGTCATCGCCTTGTTGCGGTCGACGGCCATGCCCGCCGCCGTTTTCGTCTGCACCAGGTCAGCCAGTGCTGACGGATCTCGTAGCGTGGCCCGTGTCCCGCCGAACCAACCCCGCATCGTTTTGATTATGTCGACCATCCTGGTCATCCCCTAGATTGTGATGAATTCGGCACGCTCGTCGTACACCCCGTCCGCTGATCTGATCGCACGGGCCAGCCCCATCAGGGCGGCACAGATCCCGTCGATTTTGTCGGCACTCTTCGATTTGTCCGGTCGCATGTTGCCCGAGGGGTCAGTGCGGGCTGCCGTGTTGCCCGCCATCCATTCCAGCACCGGGTTCCCGCCGTGGTCCAATTTGCGGTAGTCGACCAGTTGCAGCAGTTTCTTAAATGGCTCGTTATAGTTGGCGAACGTCTGCCCGAATTTGACCATCGCATCGTGAGGCATCCCGGCGTCGACCAGCGACTGGATGAAATGCGTCGCGTTCCACGGGTCGAACGCCAGTTCCTCGATGTCGAACTGGTCGGCCAGTTGCAGGATGCGTTCGCGGATGTAGGAACCGTCGACCTCGTCGCCTGGCGTCTTCTCGATGTGTCCCTGGGTGGCGAAGTTCAATACCTGCCGCCGATCCTGCCGGTCGCGGTCTGTGCGGATTTCCTCGGGCACAAAGAAATACGGCAGGACGGTGAAACGGCCCTCGGGGCGTGGGAACACCAACGCCAACGCCGTCACGTCGCGAGTGCTGGCGAGATCCAGACCGGCGAAACAGGACTCACCGACCAGATCCTCGGCAGTCTCGACGGGCTGGCACTCACGCCAGGCATCCATCGGTATGACTCGCACGCTTTGCTCGGTCCACTGGTTCAAATGCAACCGTCGAAACGTGTTTTCGTAAGCCGCGGATTCCTTCGCCTTGAGGGCCTGGTCGGCCAGGTAGTCCTCGCTGAGACTGACCCCAAGGTTCGGGTTCGCCTTCCGCCAGGTGGCCGGGTCGGTCCAGTCGTCGTCAGTCTCGGCGGCGTAGATCACGGGCAGGAACGTCGGATCATCCAGGCGGCCATCGAGCAGGCCCTGGGCGTACTGGTGCAACTCCCAGCAGATACTCGATCGGTCGTGGCCCGCCGTGGTGATTGCGATGGTCAGCGGTTGCCGCCTGGCCCCGGTAGACGTTTGCAGCACGTCCCACAAGTCGCGGGTTTTCTGGACGTGCAATTCGTCAAAGATGATGCCGCTTGCGTTGTACCCGTGCGAACCGCCCACGTCGGCGGCAATGGCCCGGTAGTAGGAATGCGTTTCCTCGAACGTCACACGCTTGACCGACTTCCTGATCGTCGCCCGCTCGGCCAGCATCGGGCACCTGCGGATCATCTCGCACGCCGGGTCGAACACGAGGCTCGCCTGGTCGCGGTCGCCCGCTGCACTGTAGACCTCGGCACCCTGTTCGCCGTCCAGGAACAGCATGAACAGGGCGATTCCGGCACACAGCGTCGACTTGCCGTTTTTCCTGGGGATCTCGATGTAGGCCGTCCTGTATCGCCTGGTCCCGTCCTGGCGTTTCCAGCCGAACAGGGGCCGCACGATATCGTCGGCCTGCCACGGTTCCAGCTTGAACGGTTGCCCGGCCAGCGGTCCCTTGACGTGTACCAGTTGCTCGAAGAACTCGACCGCCCGGTCGGCAGCGTCGTCGTCGAACCAGTAGGGGTCGGACTTGATCATGCACCACCCCCGAAGAACCGAGCCGCCTGGTCGTTGCTTTGCTGTTTCTTCTGGACGGTCAAACCGGCACGGGCTGACGGGGTGAGGCCGAATTGCACCTCGAGCCGCAGCAGGCTGTCGGCGAGCTTGTTATAGATCCCGACCTGCGGCCACTGTTGCAGGCACTTGACGTTCCCGTCGTTGTCGCGGAGCGGGTAGGTTTCGCCGTTCTGATTGATGAACTCGGCACAGTTCCGCCAGCGGGACCACGTCTGGCAATACCGAACCAGGGCGTTCTTGTCGATCTTGGACAGGACGCCCATTTGCTCGAGTTGCGGGATGAGTTGTTTCCAGGCTTGTTTCGCATAGTCGTCGACAAACGACGGGCACCTGGGCCGCCCGCTCGGCGGGATCGGCTCGCCCTTGCGTTGTTCGACCGCCCGGCTGCCGTGCAGCTTGAGGATCGCGGTCGGTTTCCGTTTCGGTCCACGTTTACCCATTCGACGCCTCCTCGAAACGTGCGCGGATGATGTCGCAATATGCCGGTTCCATCTCAGCCGCCAGGCACGTTACGCCCTCGGCCTCGGCGGCGATCAGCGTGGTCCCTGATCCGCAGAACGGCTCGACGACCGTGCCGCCCGGCGGCGTGACCAGCCGCACCAGCCACCGCATCAGCTTGATCGGCTTGACGGTGGGGTGGTTGTTGTCGTCGCCCCGCTCGGCTCCCGCCTTCGGGCAGGCGTAGATGTTGGCGGGCCAGCGGCCCAGGTCGGGAACCTCAAATACGCGTGGAGCCGATCTCGGACCACTCAAGGAATGCCCTGACGTGAGACCCTGAGTCACAGGTGGTGGTTTCTCCCCCGGCCCCGGCCACGCCTGATCCCCGTACCCGATCCGGCACCCGTCCACGTTGATCCCGCCCGTGCCGTGGGCCAGCACGTTGTCGGCCACCGTCCCCTCCAGCGGCTTGCGGGCGAGGACTGCTGGCTCATACGACGGCTTGAGTGCCGTGCCCCAGCCGTTCCACTTCTCGGCGTCGGGTGTGGCTGGGGCGGTGGGCTGGTACTCCGTAGACCGTGGCCCGGCGGATCGCGGCTCTGCTATGGCAACGAAGTGCGGGTTGACCGCTTGGCCGTTTGGCACTGTGTAGGGTTGGCCTGCCGCCTCCCGCTTCCACCAGTTCGGCCCCGGCTCGCCCTTGGCCGCGTTCAAGTCCCAGATCAGCGTCGCGATGTCCTCGGGTGGATCATCCACGCCGAGCAGGTCCAGCAGGATTGGCACTTGCTCCAGCGTCGGGACCGCAGGTTGGCTCCGCTGGCTCGTCCAGTGTCCCGCCATCCCGTTGAACCCGAACGCCTCGTCGATGTCCGCGTTGGTGATGCCAGCCGCGTCTCGTGCGGATGCCACCCACGCCGTCACCTGTAGCGTCTGCTCGCGGTCGTCCTTCATCCGGTCGATGGCCTTGCTGACATCGAGCGACTTCGGGAACCCCTGCCACTGCAACCACGCGATCTGGTCGCGGATCTCGAACCCGGCGTCCTCGATGGCGACCGTCAGCCGGTGTACCGTCCTGGTGGCGGCGAAGGCAATCAAGTGCCCGCCCGGCTTCAGCACCCGCAGGGCTTCAACCGCGAAGGCGTCGCCTGGAACGTCGCAATCCCAGTCCTTGCCCATGAACCCGATCCCATACGGCGGGTCGGTGACCACGGCGTCAACGCTCGCGTCGGGCAGCGACCGCAGCACCTCCAGGCAATCCCCGCAGGTCAACGTATGCCGTCCCAGCGTCACGACCTCGCCCGGCTTGGTGATGGCTGGCACGTCCTCGGGCACGGTGTCCAGGTCGGCCCGGTCGACCTCGGCCACTTCAGCCGGGGCGGCCTCGATGCCAGCACCGGCGGCGGTCTGATCGACGACCTGTTGCAGATCCTTGGAACTGACGGTGAGGTGACTGATCAGGTCGCCCAGTTTCGCGGCGTCGGTCGTGGCCATCGCGGCCAGCGGGTCGAGCGTGGCGAGCAGCTTGTCGGCCTCGGCCTCGGTGACATCGAGAACCAAAACGGGCAACTCGGCGTCGGGCACTGTCTCGGTTCGCAAATGACCGTCGATCAATTCCAGCCCACCGTCGACCTCCCTCGCCAGCACAGCGTCGGCGAATCCGATCTCGCCCAGGGCGGCAGCCATCGCACGCTGTTGGGCGGGCGGGTGCTTTCGCCAGTTGCGAGGGTTTGGCGTCAGGTCAGACGCTTTCACCCGTCGCAGGTCTTTTATGCGGTCACGGATTTGGGGGGGCATTGTTGGGGGCCTATTGAAAAACTCGTACAAAAAAACGCGCGTG